TCAATTCGTTAGGGGTTTTTGGTTGGGAAAAAAAAGAAGTACTTGAAACAATAGAAAAATTATTAGCAAAAAAAGACACTGAAAAAATAAAACTTCAATATATAGATGAATATTGGGTAGAAAGTGAAGACGAAGCTAAAAAATGGATGCAGGTTTTGAAAGCTGTAAATTATGCTAATTATTGGGACAAAGAAATCTAAAATTAAAATAAAAAAACTTGATAAATCAAAAAGTTATTATTTTAAAATAGACGCTATAAAAGATGACTCTTACAGAGCGAGTTAAATCATTTAGATGATTAAAGACAAAAAATATAACATCATTTATGCCGACCCACTATGTCAAAAATTACAACAATTTTAAGTTTAGGAGCTGGAGTTCAATCTTCTACTCTTGCGTTAATGGCGGCAAAAGGTGAATTTAAACCTATGCCTGATGTCGCAATTTTTGCAGACACAGGTTATGAACCAAAAGCAGTTTATAAATGGCTTGAATGGTTAGAAAAACAATTACCGTTTCCAGTAAAAAAAGTAAGTAGGGGAAACTTAAGAGATGATCAAATAAAAACTAGAGTAAGGGCTAAAAATAGAGCTGCTGCTTTACCTTATTTTACTCTTGATAATGATACAAAAAAAGTAGGGATGCTCCAACGACAATGCACTGCAGAATATAAAATACAACCTGTCACTAAATACACTCGACAAGAAATTCTTGGTTTAAAATTTCGTCAACGTGCTCCAAAAGAACATGTCATTGATCTTTGGTATGGAATTTCTTATGACGAAATTCAACGCATGAAAGTTCCTTTTGTAGAACCTTGGAGAAGAAATGTTTATCCGTTAATAGAGAAACGAATCCGTAGAGGTGATTGCTTAGAATGGATGGAAAAAAACAATTTTCCAAAACCGCCCCGATCAGCGTGTTTATGTTGCCCTTTCCATAGTGAAAAAGAATGGTTAAATTTAAAAAATGGTGACAAAAATGAATGGAAAGACATTGTTGATTTTGATAAATCAATAAGAAGGTTAGGCGGTGAAAAAGGCGATTTATTTTTACATCGATCTTGCAAACCAATAGATGAAGTCGATTTCTTTACTTTAGAAAATGCAGGTCAAATGAGTCTTTTAGATGAATGTGAAGGTATGTGCGGCATTTAATTTTTTTACTTAATAAGTGTTATAAAAAAATGTTAGAAAAAGTAGCTCAAGAAGTAAATAGCTTGAAAGTTGGTGAACATTATCCTTTTCCGGGTTTTACAAACATGAGGGAATATTTAGCTATAGATATGGCAATTCAAGAGTTACCGAATAAGAAGTTTAAGTACCATATAGATTTTGATTATGAAAGCGCGTTCATTGAAAGAATAAAATAAATTATGCCAAACAATAATTACGAACCCACAGAACAAGACAGAAAAACTGTTGAACGCATGGCTAGTTACGGAATTAAAGTAGATGAGATTTGCCAGTGCTTGATAAACCCACACACTAACGAGCCTATTAGCCGTCAGACCGCTTATAAATACTTTAGGCAAGAATTAAACGTAGGCATGACAAAAGCTAATTTAAAGGTTGCTGAGAGTTTATTTAAATCAGCCGTTGATCGTGAAAATGTTACAGCGCAAATTTGGTGGACAAAATCAAGAATGGGTTGGAGTGAAACCAACAAATTAGATCATGGCGGTGAAATCAAAATATCGTGGGATGCGATGGATCAAGCAATAGAGAAGTACGAAAATGGCGAATAACATGTTGAACCTTGAACTGCTAGCGAATCGCAGAGCGAGAAGAAACAGGAATAATGCTATTAGAGCAGGACAAATGGGTACAGCAATGAACCCCGGAGTAGCAAGTGCTTTGCCAGATACGTTGACAATGCGTGTAGGTGAAAATTTAGGTCAATACTTTAAAGCGTTGCGTAATTTAGCGTTTCCAGATTTTAATAAATATTTGTCCGCTACTGGTGATTTTTTAATGGAACCAAGTGAGCAAATGGCATCGCAAATGGCACGAGGCGAGCCAAATGTGCCTTTTAATCGATTACCAAATACATCAAACATCAATCCTGCTTTAGTCGATACAATTGGTTTATTACCAGTGGCTACGGTTGCAAAAGCTCCAAGTGTAACAATTCCAGCAGCAGCGATAGCACTAAACAAAAGTGTGGAAGGATTGTTGGGTATTTCGGATGCGGTAAAAAAAGCACAAGCTGAAGCTCCGAGCGTTGTCGAGGGCTTATTAACAGCGAGTATAGGTCAAAAACCAGAAATGCAATCGCTGATATTTACAGGTGAGCGGTCAGGTTTAGCAGATAGTGACCGTACTATCAGAGAGCGATTTCTCAAAGCGCAGATGATGAGTGAAGAAACGCCGTCAAAATACCGCGATGAACAAATCTTCAAAGAAACTGGATTAGAACGTGGGGCGGACGGTTTGTTCAGGTTAGAGATTAGCGATGATACAGCAAAAGTATCGTTGCCTGATTACATGACGGGAGAACAAATACAAAGCAAGCTCGATAAATATAATGCTCGTTTGAAAGAACTAAGCGAAGAAATGAAGCAGTATGAAAAATTTCCGGGTAGTTACAGGCAGTTTAATGACCCTAAAGGGGTGGAATTAGCGGAGCAATATGAGGAGATATTAACTCAACGAGGTCAGTTACCGCAACGACCAGAAATAGAAACTACGTTGGGCGAAGTATTAGACCATCCTACCTTGTACCAAGCGTATCCTGAACTTGCAGAGTATAAATTAAGGATATTACCAGAAGGTGCAGAAGGAGGGTTTTTTGACCAAAAAAACAAAACAATACAAATAAGCGGTCGAGATAAAGAGTTTTTAGAAAGTTCTTTGTTACATGAAGTTCAACATGGCGTGCAACGATTAGAAGATTTTGCTATCGGTGGAAACCCGGACGCATCATCGTTTCTAGAAATAGAAGCAGCTAAAGCACAGGTGCGAGAAGCACGCAACCGTTTTGAGAAAAACACAAAACAGGCTAGTTATGACTTCCGTACAAATCGTGATGCAGCAAAAGTTCGGTTAAATTTGTTAGATCAAATAAACGATATAGTCGGTTACGAAAACATATCCGCCCCACGTTTTTTGTTTAATACAGGCGAATGGTATAAATACAGCGATGAGATATCGCGCGAATTAGGCAAAATGCCTAGTCGTAATCCTAAAAAACGACAATGGATTGAACAAGCAGGGCAAATGATTGCCAATCGTAAGCATATTGATTTAATAAATAATTCAGAGGTGCGGCGTTCTTTCAATTATTCTGATGATGAATTACTAAAACAAATAAATTATTATCGACGAAATCGTAAAGAGTTAAAAAATGCGTTGCGTAGGGCAGAGTATGGCTATAAAAAATATTTTATGTCTGATGCAGGCAGAGCTTATACGGATGCGGTGAGAGCAGAGAGTAAAGTTAACGAATTAAAACGTTTAGATAGTATTAAACAAGAAGACCGTAGTGGCAAAGACTTCGAAAGATATCAAAAATTAGGTGGAGAAGTTGAAGCTCGAAACGTAGAAAGAAGACGGAAAATGACCCCAGAAGAAAGGCAACAAACGCGTGGGTTATTAACTGAAGATGTGCCGCGTGACGAACAAATACTGTTACGACCTAGCGTATATGCAGAAGGAAGGAAAACTTCAAGTTTATTAGATAAAGCCCGTTCAATACCCGACTCGTTGCCAATGGATGAAGCAAGCCGACTGCAACGGGCAAAAGAGATGGGTTTTGGTGAAGAACTGTATCATGGCACAGTGGCAGATATTGATGAGTTTGAGGTAAGCGATTTAGGGGTGCATCTGGGAACACAAGACGCAGCCAATGTGCGTCTAAGCGACAAAGAAGCAACGCGGCTGGGGGTTAGTAGATACAAGACTCGCAACCAAAATTTCGGTAAGAACGCCAATGTATTACCTGTTCGCACATCAGTGCAGAACCCTTTAAGGATGGATGATGCTGGAGAGTGGCGCGACCCGTCGAGCGTGATTACTGAATTACGGACATCTGAATTGATGTCAAAAAACCCAAAGTTGCACGAGCGTTTACTTGACATGCAAGACGAAGCCGATAAATTGCATGAGTCATATGCGTCTGGCGACTTAGGATCTGAAGGATGGTATGAATCTCCAGAGGCTTCAGAAATGCTTGATGAAATTCGAAAGATGATCGAAGCCGAAGGCTATGATTCAATTGTGTATACAAATTTTATTGAATCACGCGGAAAGGATGCGGATTCGATAATCGTACTCAATCCCAAAAACATACGCAGTCGATATGCAAAGTTTGATCCAGCCAAAAAAGACAGCGCAAAAATATTAGCAAGCACAGTCCCAGCGATATTGGGAGCAGGACTGTTAAGTGGTCAGCAAGAGAATAACAATGCGACCACATCAGGGGCAGGACTGTTAGGGGTTAGGTGAAAATCAATAAACCGATTAGCCCAACAGACGGGCTAACGAGAGCCAACCCATCTGCCGAATATACCCGTTTTCTTAACGAATATATCGAGCTACATAAGACCAAGGCATTTGATGGTCGTAGCATTCGCAAGTTTATCGGTACGATTACCGGGCTAATAGACGAACATCAGTGTAAAACCTTATTAGATTACGGTGCAGGCAAAGGTACGCTGTACACCGACCAATATCACAAGCTAACCGATGATATTGACCAACCATTGCAAGCGTATTGGGAACTCGATGAGGTCGCGTTATACGAGCCTGCAAGACCGGGCTATGACCAATTACCTAACCGCACATTCGATGCGGTCATTTGTACGGATGTGTTAGAGCATATCCCGGAAAGTGACTTGGGATGGGTCATTGACGAGTTATTTAGCAAAGCAAACAAGTTGTTATTTTTAAATATTGCAACGTTTCCAGCTATGAAAAAATTTGCAGATGGTACAAACGTTCACATTTCAATATTTAATTTTTTGTCGTGGTTACAGTTTATAGAACCAATTCAAAAACAATATCCTTATGTGACAGTTCATGCGTATTTTGACGAAATAACTGAAAATGGAATAGGTAAAACTAGTGGATATCAATTAAAGGGTAGAGATGCCAACAATCAAAATTCCGTACAAACCGAGACCATTGCAGCTCAAAGCGCATAATAGAAAAGAACGATTTGCACTGTTAGTTTGCCATAGAAGATTTGGCAAAACTGTATTTGCCATAAACGAGTTAATTCGATCTGCAATTACTTGTAGACAAGGCAACCCAAGATTTGCCTATTTAGCTCCCTTATATCGACAGGCGAAGGCAGTGGCGTGGGATATGTTAAAACATTATTCTCGACCGATTCCGAACATGCAGTACAACGAGGCGGAGTTGAGAGCAGACTTTCCAAACGGCGCAAGAATCTC